GCTTTAGTTACTCAATTTGCACATAAAGTATTTGGTTAGGAGTTAATATGATAGTAAACGAAAATGGTCATGGTAATAAGCCTGTAAAGCAAGAAAAACCGGTGGAAACACCGGTGAAGAAAGACAAGAGCAATGCCGAGCAAAAGTAAAACTCAGCGAAACTTTATGGCAGCTGCAGCACATAACCCTAAATTTGCTAAGAAGGTGGGTATCCCTACTAAAGTAGCAAAAGAGTTTAACGATGCTGACAAGGGCAAGACCTTTAAAAAAGGCGGTGTATCATTAGCCGTTGGTCGGGGTGAAAAATTAGCTACAGATAAAGGTGCTGGACTTACTGCCAAAGGACGCGCAAAATACAATGCAGCAACAGGGTCTAACTTAAAAGCCCCTCAGCCAGAAGGTGGCCCTCGTAAAAAATCGTTTTGTGCCCGTATGTCAGGTATGCCAGGCCCAATGAAAGACGAGAATGGCAAACCTACTCGTAAAGCAGCGTCGCTAAGACGTTGGAAATGTTAATAAGGAATTATTATGGCTAAAGAAAATACAAAGATGGACATGGCGCAAGACAAAGCGATGGTTAAATCTGCAATCAAACAACACGATGACCAATTACATGGTGGTAAAAAGACTACATTAAAACTAGCTAAAGGTGGTTCAGCTTCAGCCCGTGCGGATGGTTGCGCTACTAAAGGTAAAACAAAGGGTACAATGATTGCCATGTGTGGTGGCGGTATGTATAAAAAGGGTAAATAATCATGGCAGACAATAAAGCAAAACCAGTAATAAAACCTGTAAAGCCTGTAAAGCCTAAAATGGACGAAGAGGATTACGGCCCTATTCCGCCAGAGGCTGTGGATAAAAAACAAGACTGGACTAACCAAAAAGCTGCAGAGCAATACGAAAAAACAAAGAAATTTGCTAAAGGTGGTTCAGCTTCAGCCCGTGCTGATGGTTGTGCTGTTAAAGGCAAAACTCGCGGTAAGATGGTGTAATCATGCGAGCGTCTCGTGGTATGGGTGCAATAGCCCCTTCTAAAATGCCTAAGAAAAAGATTATCAAACGCAAAGATAATCCTGAAGACGTAGAGATGTTTAAAAAAGGTGGGAAGGTAAACTTACCCGCGAGTAAAAATGTCAATAAGGTTAAGCCTTATAGGAAAATTAAATAATGCGATGCTACTTTAGCTTTATTACTGGAGTGATGGTTGGGCTAGAGTTAGAGCAGGACAATGATTATAATTATTTAATTGTAGAGTTATTCATTGTGCAATTCGTATTTGAATGGGATAGATAAATTGGCAACTACAGGTACCACATCTTTTAATTTAGACCTCAACGACTTAGTAGAAGAAGCGTTTGAGAGGTGTGGTCACGAGCTAAGAACAGGCTATGACTTACGCACTGCAAGACGCAGCTTAAACTTACTTACTGTTGAGTGGGCTAACCGTGGCATAAATCTTTGGACAATCGAACAAGGCGCGATTGTGATGGCTACTGGACAGGCAGTATACCCGCTACCATCTAATACAATTGACTTGCTTGACCAAGTAATACGCCAAAACAACGGTACTACAAACCAGATTGATATCAACATCAACCGTATATCCGAGTCAACATACTCTACAATCCCTAACAAGTTAACACAGGGTCGCCCTATACAGGTGTGGATTAACCGCCAGTCAGGCGCATCAAACGCTACGACAGTGACTTTGAACGGTGGCATATCTGCTACAGACACTACAATTACAGTAAGCTCTACAGCTAACCTATCCTCATCAGGGTTTATACAAATTGATAACGAGGTTATTAGCTACCCAAATGTAAGTGGCAACCAGCTTATCAACTGTGCCCGAGGCCAGAACAATACTACCGCAGCGACTCATATAACAGGCGCTTCGCTAACTACTTTAAACCTCCCGTCAATTAATGTATGGCCAACACCAAATGCTCAGGGTAATCAGTACACCTTTGTTTACTGGCGTTTACGTCGTGTCCAAGATGCTGGTGATGGCGTTAATACACAGGATATACCGTTCCGGTTCTTAAACTGTATGGTTGCTGGCTTAGCTTATTACTTGTCAATTAAATTGCCGAATGTACCCATAGAGCGTATAACAGGTCTTAAAGCAGACTACGAACAACAATTCCAACTAGCGGCGGACGAAGATAGAGAAAAGGCATCAATACGATTTGTTCCTCGTAACATGTCATACACGAGGTAATCATGCCTAGTAAATACTCTAGTGGTAAACATAGTATTGCAGAGTGCGACCGTTGTGGTCAGCGCTATATGCTTAAAGAGCTTAAAAAGCTTACGATTAAAACAAAGCAAGTAAGTATTAAGGTATGCCCAGAATGCTGGGACCCTGACCAACCGCAGTTACAACTAGGTATGTACCCAGTTAATGACCCACAAGCGGTAAGAGAACCCCGTCCCGATACTAGCTACTTAGTGTCAGGTATTGGCCCAGATGGTAATCCAGAGGGCGGTAGTAGAGTATTCCAATGGGGATGGAACCCTGTAGGTGGGGCAAGAGGTCCAGATAGTGGATTAACACCAAATAACTTGATTGCTCAAGGACAAATTGGTACAGTAACGATACAAATAACTTAGGAGTATTATCATGGCATACAAATCAGGCGCCGATGGCGTAGCAAAACAAGGTAAGACAAAAGGTAGAAACTTAGGTGATTCAGGTCCAAACGTAGCAATTGAAAATGGCCCTAAATCTACAGGTAGTAAAGGTGGCAAAACTAATGCTGACATGAAGAAAATGGGTCGTGGCTTAGCTAAGATTGCTGCACAGAAAAAGGGATAATATCATGGGTAAATCAGCACAAGACTCAACAGGGTTTGTTTTTCCTACAGGCGGTGGTAGCGATATTGGCGTATATAAACAGCCAATGCCAAATGCGGATACGCAGCCAGAAAGCATTATCTCTAAACCAGGTAATGGCGTAAACGAACTAAACATTGCTGTAGGCAATACAAGCAAAGGTAATGTTAAAGGTATGAACCCTTACGGTACTGGCGAAATGCGTGGCTATGGTGCTGCAACTAAAGGCCGTAAAATTAGTGGAAAAATGGGCTAATGAACTACATAGAGCTTAGTCAAGCAATCCAATCATACGCGGAAAACACGGAGTCTCTATTTGTAGAGAACATTCCTACATTCGTGCAAGAAGCGGAAAGACGTATATTTAATACTGTTCAACTACCCTCACTACGTAAAAATGTGACAGGCACAATGACTAACGGTAACAAATATGTTGCGCTTCCTAATGATTGGTTGGCTAACTATTCTCTTGCAGTTATCGATGCAGCGGGTGCGTACAGTTATCTTCTAAATAAGGACGTTAACTTCATTCGTGAATCATACCCGACTCCTACATCAACTGGTCAGCCTAAGTACTATGCGGTATTTGGCCCTAGAATAGATGAGTTAAATGAGCTGTCTTTAATTTTAGGACCTACACCAGACTCAGCCTACGGCATGGAGCTTCATTACTTCTATTATCCAGTATCTATAGTTCAACGTCCTATAACTTTACTAGGTACGATAACAGGCGGTTCAGGGTACACTAACGGTACTTATTTTAATGTGCCACTAACAGGCGGTTCAGGTACTTCTGCATATGCTACAATTACGGTATCAGGTGGCGCAGTTACTGCGGTTACACTAGTAACCGGGGGGTCATTCTATGTTATTGGCGATATACTAACTACAGCAAATACTAATATCGGTGGTTCTGGTACAGGGTTCTCAATCCCAGTATCTAATGTAAATAACACTACTGGCACTAGCTGGCTAGGCGATAATTATGACCCTGTGTTGTTCTATGGTGCTATGCGGGAAGCAATTATTTTTATGAAAGGTGAACAAGATATGGTCACTTATTATGAAAAGATGTTCCAAGATGCTTTAGGTCAATTGAAACGCCTTGGTGATGGTCTAGAACGCGGAGACGCATACCGTGACGGGCAAACAAAACTTAGAGTAACTACTTAATTTAGGAGTAAGACATGGCAATTTCACAAGCAATGTGCACGAGCTTTAAAGTTCAATTATTGAGCGGCGCACAAAATTTTAATACGGGTACAACAAAGGTTTACAAAATCGCACTGTATACATCATCTGCAACATTAGGTGCGGGTACAACTACATACTCAGGTTCTACAACAGGGGAAGTAGCTAACGGTGGCGGGTATACTACAGGCGGTGAAATCTTAACTGTATCTCAAATCCCGACATCCTCTGGTACTACAGCGTTCATTGACTTTGCAGATGTTACTTGGTCAGCGGCAACCATAACTGCTCGCGGTGCATTGATATATAACAGTACTGATGACACTGCAGTTGCAGCATTAGACTTTGGTTCAGACAAGACATCAACTTCCGGTGACTTTACAATCATATTCCCAACAGCGGACGCAACAAACGCAATCATCCGTATAGCCTAGAATAGGAGTCTCAAATGGCTCTAGTTCTTAAAGACCGGGTTAAAGAAACCTCAGTATCGACTGGTACTGGGGCAATTGCGCTTGATGGCGCTACAGGTGCATATCAACCATTTAGTACAATCGGTGATGGAAACATCACGTATTATGCTATTGCAGGGCAAACCACATCTGAATGGGAAGTCGGATACGGCACATATACATTAAGTACTAATTCTATTTCTCGTGATTTTATCTATTCCTCATCTAATAGCAATACGATTGTTACGTTCTCTGCCGGTACTAAAGACGTATTTTGTACGTATCCGTCTGAGCAAGCGGTTTATCAAGAGGTAGATGGTAGCCTTAAACTTATTGCGGGGGTTATTGAAGTTTCTTTAGATGGAACTCATGGCACAACTTTAGCTAACACCGCATTCCAAGCGTTTGCTACTACTAATAGCTTCCTACAAAACAACATACAAAACTTAGATAGCGGTTCAGATGCATCAGGGGATTATGTAGCTACTAATGATGTTGGGGATGATACTAAGAATTATGTAGACTTAGGGATTAATAGTAGCGGGTTTACTTCCGTTAGTTTTCCTATATACACCCCCAACTCAGCCTATCTATATAGCTTAGGGGATGGAGTTTCTAACGGAGATTTGTTTGTAGGTACTGGGGATTTAGGCGATGTAGTATTACATGCTGGTGGGTTTACTACGGGTGATGTTGTAGCAACCATTAAATCAGACACTAAGAACTTACTAATCGGAACAACTACCGATACAGGGGAAAAACTCCAAGTTGCAGGCGATGCCCTTATTACTGGGGCTACGGAATTTGGAAGTACTGTTTTATTGGATGCGAACCCGACCACAGCCTTACAAGCCGCCACAAAACAATACGTAGATAGCCAGGTCACTGCAGGTCTTCACATCCACGCCCCTGTACGCGTTGAGACAACAGGTAATCTGACTGCTACATATGTGCAGGGTGGTACAACATTTAACATAACTACTATTACGAGTACGACTACCGTAACAACCTCGGTAAATCACGGCCTAGTAGTAAACGACCAAATCTGGCTGACTACCACAGCAGGTAATGGCTTATCTATCAACACGGCTTACTTTGTATTCTCAACCCCTGCGTTAAATCAGTTGACACTATCGTTAACATTTGACGGTATACAGATTACAGGACTAACTAATGCCGCTGGTCTAACATACGCTACACGAGCAAACTCAGGGGTAGGAGCTACATTAACGAACGCAGGTACTCAAGTTGCACTAACAGTTGATGGTATTGCATTAAGTGTAGCAAACCGAGTAATGGTACGCTTACAGACAAATGGCGCTGAGAATGGGGTATATGAAGTAACTACCGTAGGTAGCGGGTCTACTAACTGGGTATTAACCAGAA